CATTTGATTAATGATGTACTTTGGTCTTACAGAGATTGTTCCGAAACATTTCCTAACAATAAATTTGATCATTACGACTTTCAAAGACCAACTTACATTGATCAACCAGTAGAAGCAGAAGGAAATGTAGGATCACAAGCACAAAATTTTAATCAAAATTTAAATCTTGAGGACATATATAACAGAGCAGATTACACTATCGTAAATGAAACTGACTTTGACGAACCACACTTAACAAGTTGTACAGAAAAAAGTTATTTGTCATTGTTTTACGAAACTTTTCCTATTGTAGTGTCAGTGCCGGGCACTGTACAATTTCTAAAAGCACAAGGATTCGATGTGTTTGATGATGTTGTAGATCATGCATACGATCAAGAACTTGATCATAAAAAACGTTTTGACATGATCATTGACGAAATAGAACGATTACGAAATCAATTACCAAAAGTGAACGCGAATAGACACAAGTTTAACCGCTCACACATGACTAACACAACATATTGGCAAAAACATATTAATAATAAACTGAAGAGTTATCAATTCAGTTGACGACTTAAATAGTACACTATAAACTAACATTACATCATGACACAAAAAACAGTATTCAATAGAAAAACCGTGGACTTCTCTAAGCAACCTATGTTCTTTGGAGAAGATCAAAACACACAGCGATACGATATATTCAAGTATCCAGCACTGGACAAATTAAACCAAACTATGCTTGGTTATTTCTGGCGTCCAGAAGAAGTATCATTGCAAAAAGACAGAGCAGACTATCAAAACTTTAGACCAGAACAGAAACACATATTCACTTCCAATTTGAAATATCAAACACTGTTAGATTCAGTGCAAGGTAGAGGTCCATCATTGGCGTTTTTGCCTTATGTGTCATTACCAGAACTAGAAGGTTGCATAATCACTTGGGACTTTTTTGAAACAATACATTCAAGATCATACACTTACATTATGAAAAACATTTATGCTGATCCATCAGAAGTGTTTGACACAATATTGCATGATGAAGAAATTGTAAAACGAGCAATATCAGTCACAGAAAATTATGATCGCTTTTACCAGATAGCACAGGATTACTTTGTCAAAGGCAAAGGCGATATTAAGGATGTAAAAAAATCTCTATACCTTGCAATGGTAAATGTAAACATCCTTGAAGGTCTTAGATTTTATGTGAGTTTTGCTTGTACCTTTGCATTCGGTGAACTTAAATTGATGGAAGGATCTGCAAAAATTATTTCTTTCATTGCAAGAGATGAAGCAACTCATTTGAACCTAAGCACACAAATTATAAAAAATTGGCACAACGGTGATGACAAAGACATGCAGAAAATTGCAAAAGAATGTAGGCAAGATGTTATCGAGATGTACAAATTGTGTGTGGAAGAAGAAAAAGCATGGGCAAGACATTTGATGAAAGATGGGTCAATCATAGGACTTAACGAAAACTTATTAGGACAATATGTTGAATGGATTGCCAATAAAAGATTGAAAGCAATTGGTTTTGAACCTGCTTATGACAGACCTGCAGGAACTAATCCTCTGCCTTGGACACAGCATTGGTTGTCTTCATCTGGTTTACAAGTGGCTCCACAAGAAACTGAAGTTGAATCATACATCATTGGTGGTGTCAAACAAGATGTAAACAAAGACACACTCAAAGGATTCAAACTGTGATGTTCTACGTGTGGCATTCTGCCATCATAATAACTTTTCTCTTGATCGCTTTTGGTTTAGGCTATACAATTGGTGTAAAACAAAAGGGTCAATATGTTAAAAGAAAATAGTTTCAAAGAAAACGATATTATTGTATTCAGACTTATTGGTGGTGATGAAGTTATTGCCAAGTACGTTTCTGAAAATGATGATACTATGACAGTAAAAAAGCCACTAGTGTTGGGCATGACACAAAATGGACTAGGTATGCAACAGTATGTCATAATGGGCAACATGGAAAGTCCATTTCGCATCAACAAGAGTGCAGTAATTACAACACAGATTGCTAATCAAGGTGCCCAGGACAATTACATACAAGGCACCACAGGAATAAAACCTGCAGGCAAAAGTGCTATCATCACATAACAGTAGACAAAAATTTAAAAGAATATAAAATAGTTGCATAGACGTTGAAGTGTGTGTAATACACTCTAGGGACCCCGGGGCAGTACCGGGCGCCTCCACCATATGGTGGCTTATGTAATCCCTTCCGGGGGCGAAATAGGATCGACCAGGGTTTAAAGACATGTGGAGTTTATCCAGTTGGAACGAGGTAACGGCCAAAATTATAAATGACAACGAAAGTTTCATTTTTGAAGAGGAACTAGCCTTAGCGGCATAGGTCTCGACGGGGCGGCCCCTGCCTGGCAACAGAAGTGGGGCACTATCTCATGAAAATGTAGACTTAGAATTAAATACTAATATATGTTAACACGCTGGAACAGATTTAAAAAAAGTTTATATCGTTGGTGGACGTACGAGCCTGCCAAACATTTCATGAGAGGCCACAAAGATGTATGAATATAAAGTAAACATCACTAGAGTAGTTGATGGTGATACAGTTGATGTTGATATTGATTTAGGCTTTGGAATGTGGATCAAAGATGAGAGAGTGAGAATGATGGGTATTGACACTCCAGAATCTAGAACCAGAGACAAAGTAGAAAAGAAATTTGGTCTTGCTTCAAAAGAAAAATTAAAAAGTATGCTGGGCAAGAAAGCAGTCCTCAAGACACAGGTCAACAAAAAGGGCGAGGACATGAAAGGTAAATTTGGCAGAATACTGGGAGATTTTGTTGTTGGTGACAAAATGGCCACTGATATTTTGATTGAAGAAGGTTATGCTGTTGCTTATTTTGGTGGATCCAAAGAAGAAGTACAAGCAAAACACATGGAAAACAGAGAACGTCTTATTAAAGAAGGCGTCGTTACCCTTTAATTTTTAAACACTTGACACAATACCATTCTGTTGTATAATAACAGTATGAGATTGAGTATTATCATATGTGCCTTATTATTACAAGCCTGTTCACACACAGGTTACTATGCAATGACTGGCCACAGCAAACAAGCAGATGTGATAGAAGCGTCACTGCAACAAGCAATGGAGCACAATCCAGATGGTGTTAGCACATACTGGGCAGACAAAAGCACAGGAAAAAGTGGATATGTTATGCCCATATATGAAGCACACATGCACAAATCACCCTGCAGACACTTTGAACTAGGTTATTATTTCCCCAATGAGACAGCAGATTTTTACTATGGCGTGGCCTGTAGAAAGAATCAAGTTTGGCATATCTACTAAATAAATACAAATAACACTTACGAGGATATAAAGAATGCCAATTAGTTTCAGTAACGCCGCACACGATGACAGAAGAGAAAAACACTTCAGAGTAACTGTTGACATGAGTGCATATGACACAGGTGTAATAGGTACATCAGGTGGAGCAGTAACACCCAACGGAAACTTTCCAACAGCAAACAAATATCCTTACATCACAAACTTAGGCACATTAGCAACAAACGTAACGAGAGCAACGTCAGATGCATTAGCACTCAACAGAGAAAGAGGACTAATGAGATTTGAAAGTGTTGTAAGAACCCTAAGTCAAAATACAAATGTTGATATACTTGACATTGAGATTGTTGAAGCAAACGGATCGGCTCAAGCAACTGCATTAGAGTTTACCGTAGCAATTGAAGACACAGACAGTTTATTCACAAAAGATGCAACATCATTCACAGGTATTGATGGATCTACAGTTGTTAACACTCCAACAGAAGTTGTCAAAGACAGAGTAGCAGTTGGTATTGCTTGTGGATCAGAAACATATGCGGCTGACTCAACTGTATCAGGAAGTATTACAGAGAACAGAACTGTGTTTAGACCAGCAACAACAGACACAGTGATAGAGGCTGTTACAGCAACACCACCAACTGATTTAGAAAGTATTTTGGCATCACTTACTGTGGCTCAGGTCACAACCACTAAGAGATTGTCAGGCGAAGACAGTTAATATTTCACTTTAAATTTTTATAGTTTTCAGTTATACTATCACTATGACCAAGACATACATTTACACGTCGCCTGACGGAGGCAGAACTGTGTATCAAAATGAAGTTGGTAAAAAAGAAAAACAATTACTGAGTAAAGATGCTTTCGCCAACGCACAAGAACAAATAGAAGCGGAGGCCCAAATGACTGGATGGCCGGGTGTAGCAATCAGGAAAAAATATCCTGCACTGCAAGAAGCCTGGAACCAGTACAAAACATTATGGGAACTAACAGTGACTGATGAAGATTACAACGCAGACTATGACAAGTGAGAGACCGAGTAAATAAAACATGTTTCTAATAGTAATAACATTTATTTGTGCATTAGCAATATCCACAGTGGCCATTTACTATTCTGTGCTAGGACTTGCGGCAATATTTGCGGCCGCCCAGTTGCCTATCATTGTGATGGGTACGGTACTAGAAGTTTCCAAACTGGTGACTGCTTCATGGCTGTATCAGAACTGGAGAAACATTCCGTTCCTGCTCAAGACATATCTCACGATTGCTGTGGTTGTGTTGATGCTGATTACATCACTTGGAATATTTGGATTTCTATCCAGAGCACATATAGAGCAGGCAACTCCTGCAGGAGATACTGTGGCCAAGATTGAAAGATTAGATTCACAGATTATAAGACAGGAAAGCACCATTACCAATCTTACAAATAAAATAGAACGCCTACGCACAGGTGCGAGTGACAGTGCGTCTGTACAGATTGAACGTGAACAACGAATAATTGATACTGCCAATGAAAAAATTAAACAAGATGTTGATCTAATTACATTACAAATCAACACAATAAAAGAAGAGATCAAAGACATACAAAACCAAGCAGATAAAAAGATAGATATTGAACAAAAGAAACTAGACACATTGGACAAGGCTGTGAATGATGTTTTGACTGCTGACAAAAACTTCTTCAACGAAGAACTTGAAGCGGCCAAGTTGCGTGATTCACAGAAGTCAGAACGTAATACAATTTCCAGAAATATAACAAATGCACAATCAGATGCTGACAAACAGATTGCTCCTTTACGTGATAAAATTGGTGATTTAAACGCACAAATCAGTACCTTACAAGCCTCTGTTGCTGAAGAGATAGCCAGTGCCAAGGCAAGAATTGACGCTATAAATTCAGACGCTATTGCAGATCAAGACAGTGCTGAAACCAAAATAACAGAATATGAACAACAGATCAATATTGCTTACGACACAATTGATGATCTTAATGCTGAGAAGTATGTTGCAGAAGCAAAGATACGTGAATTGTCTGCAGAAGTTGGTCCTATCAAGTATCTAGCACAGTTCTTTGATCGTGATGGCGAAGTGGACTTAGAAAGAGCAGTAACATGGTTAATCATTATAATAATGTTTGTGTTTGATCCATTGGCTGTGTTGCTATTGATTGCTGTGAACATGAGTCTCAAAGCAAGATATGGTTGGTCATTTGAAGGTAAAGGTGCGTTGGATTACAACCTAGCCAAAGGAAAAACCACAGTGGCGCCTACAGGAGAAAAGATTGTTGAAGTTGAAGAAAAAATTAATGTAGATCCTCCTAAAGGAATTCACGAACTAGAACGTACGGTAGTAAACAAATTAACCAAAAAGAAAGGAGATTAACATGGCAAATAACAAACAAGAAACTGTTGATACTTTGTATGTGAAATATCAAAGAACACTAGAACTATTGAGCAACGCATTAGATCAAGTAGATTCTACCAATGCAACCATAGAAGAACAAAGCAACACAATCGCTCAATTGAAAGCAGAACTTGATCTTAAACCAAAAGAAGTTGAAGTTGAGAAAGTTGTTGAAGTTGAAAAAGAAGTTGAAAAAATTGTAGAAGTTGAAGCAGATATTGATCTAACTACACCTTCACGTGTTGCTGAACTAGAGGCAAAACTTGCAAAAAAATTAAATCCCGATGTCAACTAAGAGCCAACACACACTAGATAGCCTTTGGATCAAGTACCAAAAAACATTAGAGGTTCTAAATGATACTCTAGATGAATTAGAAGAAACAAAAAGGCAAGTTGCTGAACTTCAAAAACAAATAGTTGAACCACAACCTGTGGTCACAGACGCAAAAGATTACTGGGGTAGACCCAAAGTGGTTGGTAATTCTAAACAAAAAGATGAACTCACTTACGAACAACAAACTAAATTGAGGTTCGATAGAATCGTAAAAGAGGTGAGGTCAGGAGCATTAGACATAAACACACTTAACCATGCCGAACAAGTCATAGTAAGAAAGTTATTGGATGAATAAGATTACATTTTGCAGTGAACCAGACACTGTGCCGGAACCGGCTTATGCTCTCAAAAATTTTACTAATGACACAATAAAAACTCTACTGAATGTATGCACACAAGACACTCAGTTTTATCTGATAGAAGATACATCATCAACTGAATGGAAGGAACAAATCAAAAATACCATTACCAAAACTTTTGATTGTTCAATCGATTCTCTAGCATACATAGTAGAACATGCCAGATAAAAATCTCGACACTTGTGCCTTTTGTGGCAAACACAAAGAAGATGTAAACAAATTGATTGCATCAGATACTTCATCTATCTGTGATGAATGTATTGACCGATGTGCAATGATATTGCAGGACAATGATCCTAAGACTTATGATGAAGTTGCTGACATAGATCCACACACAATCAAAGAATTTTTAGACTCTGATATCATAGGACAAGATGAAGCCAAAGTGCAAGTGGCGGTCAGTGTGTTCTTACATTACAAGAGACTGCAAAATCCTGGCATACTAGAAAAAAGTAATATATGTATGATAGGTCCCACAGGATCTGGTAAAACATTAATAGCAAAGACTGTGGCAAACTTTTTGGATGTGCCATTTTATATTGCTGATGCAACCACATTGACTGAGTCAGGATACGTAGGTGACGATGTTGAAACTGTGCTGGCCAGTTTGATTGAACATGCAAATGGTGACATTGAACGTGCAGAACGTGGCATAATATTTTTAGATGAAGTAGATAAAATATCACGCAAAAGCGAAAATGTTTCTATCACAAGAGATGTATCAGGAGAAGGTGTACAACAGGCATTGTTAAAGATTGTAGAAGGCACCAAAGTAAAAGTACAGATGAAACGAAATAGAAAACACCCGCAAGGCGAGTCTATAGAAATAGACACATCAAACATACTTTTTATGTGTTCAGGAGCCTTTGTTGGTTTGGACAATATTCAAAACAAAGAAAAAGGTATGGGATTTGTACATTCTGAAAAGGTGCAAGAAGAAACTTCTGTCACACAGGATCACCTAGTCAAATATGGTTTGATTCCAGAGTTTGTTGGCAGAATAGGAAATATTATTACACTGAAAAAATTGACTGTACAAGAATTGCAAGATATTATTTTAGAAAGTAACATATCTCCCTTCTTACAATATAGAAGATTATTCCTCACAGAAGACATCACCTTAGACATTGAAAACAAAGCAGTATCAATGATTGCTGAAAAGTGCCATGCACAGGATATTGGTGCCAGAGGAATAAAAAATTATTTCGATAAAGCATTGAAAGAAACCATTTACAACATCAAGTCTTTGAAAAACAAAGGTTTAATTGGAGTAAAAATTACTGTAGACACAGTTGACAAAAACAAACAACCCAAGTACAATTACAACAATGATTAAAAAAAACTACCAATACCGTGACTGGACACCTAGTCCACATCTAGAAGTACGAGTGCGTGAAGGCCAAGATGCTATGCAAGCCTATCGCAAACTCAAAAAGAAATTGCTGAAAGAAGGCATATTAGAAGAAGCAAGAGATCGCAGACACTTTATTAAACCTTCTGAAAAACGCAAACTTGAAAAGAATCGTATCAAAAGGATGTTGGCAAAAAACAAAAAAAAGAAAAAAAATTTGTTTTAGGCTCTTGACATTACAAAAATCATCATTATATTAAGTGTATAAATAATATTGTAGGTTGCTTAATAGGACCTGCATAGAATTAACTTGCTTATAAAGGAGATAATACAATGACAAGAAATTCACTATCAATCTTTAACGATCTAAAACCATACACAGTAGGGTTTGATAATGCATTCGATGTATTCGAAAGAATGTTTGAGAATGACTTTAAACTAAATGGCGGGCACATGGGAAACTACCCACCATATGATATTGTGAGAACAGGAGACTACACTTACAATATAGAACTGGCTCTTGCTGGTTTTGGTAAAAAAGATATTGATGTAGAGTACAAAGACAATGCTCTAACAATCAAATCTATACACAAAACAGACGAAGAAGATAAAGAAGGCACGATCTACAAAGGCATCAGTAAAAGAAAGTTCACAAGAACATTCACACTTGCTGACGATGTAGAAGTACAAGGTGCTGAACTCAAAGATGGATTGCTTACTGTATCACTGGAAAAAATTATTCCAGAGGGCAAAAAAGCAAGATCAATACAAATAAAATAACTTATAAACAGGGGGTAGGAAACTGCCCCCTTTAAGTTGACATACTTTTAATAGAGTTTATAATTTAAATATATGACAATGGCAGATACTCAAGTAGAAGAAAAAACAATACAAATTCTAAAAGAACCTGGCAAGTATGCTGTGGTGTATTTGAATGACGAAAAAACACCTATGGATTTTGTAATTCAATCTTTAATAAAACATTTTCAATACAACAAAGATCAAGCAAACAAAATGACAGAAACCATACACAATGAAGGCAAAGGTGTGGTTGCATTGTACAGTTTTGAAATAGCAGAACAAAAAGCAACTGAAGTAAAAGTTGATGCAGTACAACATGGTTATCCATTAGACGTCAAAGTAGAAGCAATATAATATAAATTAATGTATGTCTTTTTGCTATCAGCCATGGAATGGTCTTGAAATATCAAACGACGGAACACTTCGTCCATGTTGCAAATACACACCACAAGAAGATCCTTTATTTGAGCAGATCAATATTAAAGATCAAAATTCTATAGAACTATTTCAAAATAGCAAATACATTAAAAATTTACAAAATTCTTTCTTGCAAGGAGAGAAACCAAATGCATGTGTGAGATGCTGGAAGGACGAAGATGCAGGATATGAAAGCCATAGGCAACTACACAATACAAGATGGAAAGAAGAATTCGATCGATACGATTTCGATTCACAAAAAATTAATTTAATCAATATTCCAATTGGCAATCTATGCAATTTGAAATGTAGAATTTGTAGTCCCGAATCTTCAAGTAAATGGATCAGTGAATGGAAAAGCATTTACAGTGAAACATTTGAAAAGAATGACTGGGCAAACAATCCTAGTGTATGGAAAGACTTAATTAAACATTCTAAAAATTTGTTAGAAATACACATTCACGGAGGAGAACCGTTTTTGTTAGAGGATGAAATTCATACTCAATATTTGGAATCACTGATACAAAATGGTGTAGCAAACAAAGTAAGGGTTCATTATAATACCAACTGCACAACACAACCTAGTCAGACCTTACAAACATTATGGAAAAAATTTAAACATATTGATATTCAACCCAGTATAGATGATATTGGAAAAAGATTTGAATATAACAGGAAAGGTGCCAATTGGAATCTGGTAGAAGAAAATTTACAAAATTACAAAGCAATGGTCAGTGAGAATCTGCAACTGAGTATTTCATGCACTGTTTCTATTTTTACTATTGCTTACTTGGACGAAATTTTTGAATATTATCTAAAAAATAATTTGCCCAAGCCGTGGTTAGGTCGATTACATAGTCCAAACCATTATCAGTGTAGTGTGTTACCATTAGTATCAAAACTAAAAATGCAACAAAAATACCAAAATAGCAAGGTTAAAGATATTAGAAGTGTTTCTAAATGGCTAGATGAGGACAACAGCCATTTGATTGAAAAATTTTGGCAAGTTACAAGACTGCATGACCAGTACCGAAATGAAAAAATACAACAAGTCTTTCCTGAACTTGTTGATTTACTTGGATAAATTTTAGGGGTTGACTTTAAGTAAGCCTGACTGTATAATTTAATATATTAACAACTTAACTTTAAGAGGGTAACAAAAAATGGCTAGAACAAAGCAATATGTGACTTACACAAGAGAGTTTTCAAAAGGTAATGTAAACTCTAAAATCGGCGTCTTCATAGAAGAGGCTAAAAATGCAACTGATAACAGTGGCAACATCAACGGTGGTGTTCTTAAGTTTAAAAACTTAGCAATGACAAGACCGACTCCAACTAAAAAATTAATCGACGCTGGTTATGACTTTAATGTTAGAGTACTTGCAAAATCAGATCTAGCATCTGCACAGTCTTTAAGAAACGAAATGATTTCATTACTATCTGCTTCTGGTAGAACAGTAATCAATCACGTTGCTTAATACTTAGGTAGATACCTGTTTAAGAAGGGTGGCTTCGGTCACCCTTTTTTTATGACTGAGGTTTATAAATGGTAATAAGTTCTTCTTTACCTTTTACTTTGATCTTATCTACTTCGACTGATTTGATATCAGTCAGTTGCTCCATTGTGTAACTGGAATATAATGTAGGAGTAACTTTTCCGTTTTCATCTTTGTAATTTCGTGTCGCCGCCTCTAATCTAGCGGCCAAGTTTACTGCATCTCCTATTACAGAGTAATCCAATCTCATTTCACTGCCCATGTTACCCACAATACAAGTGCCAGTGTTTACGCCAGAACCAATATTGATATCTGGCAGTCCACGTTCTTTGAATTCTGCTTTGATTTTGTCTGTTTCTTCTGCACATTCAATAGCAGTCTTCACTGCCATCTCCGCATGATTCTCACAGTCCAATGGAGCATTCCAAAATGCCATGATACAATCACCCATGTACTTGTCTATGGTACCGCCATTTGCTAACACAATCTTAGACATCCTATTGAGATAATCATTTATCACTTCAACTAATCCTTCCGGATCATCATTGTTCTTGTAGTATTCTGATATAGGTGTAAAGCCTACAATGTCCATAAACAAGAAACTCATTTCTTTTCTGTCGCCTCCTAGTTTCAATTTCTCTGGGTGTTTCACTAGTATTGCAACCTGTCTAGGATCTAAATATTTTTCAAACTGTTTCCTAATCTGTTGTTTAAGTTGGAACTCCCTAACAAATCTGTTGAATACTGCATGAAGTCCCACGAGTGTGATTGTGATTACAGGCCATGAAAAATCAAACAATAGCAAATATGTAGAATACAAATAGGTGGCACTAAACACTGTGCCAACACCTGCCAACACAATCGTTCCTGCTACAATATAATAGTGTACAAAACGTGAAGCAATTATTAATATAAGTCCTAGCAGTAATAAAAATCCAAGTTCATATGTGTCTGCCAAGTCTGTTCTTTTGATGTTTTCACCATTGATTATGGTTTGTAAAGATACTGCAATCGGTGTATGTGCATACTGTGTGCCAGATGGTGAGGCAATGGTATTTGCTAACCCTTCTGCTGTCAAACCTATCACAACTGTCTTACCAGCCACAACACTCAAATCATCAGCCATACTAACAGTTTCAAAATCTTTATTCCAACGCAACCAAATTCTAGCATGTTGGTCTGTGTAGATTGTGTCATAGCCAGGTACTCTGACTGCAATAACTCCTGCCTCTCCTGCTTTGATCTGATAAGATGGATCACCTACAGCAACTCTAATCATTTCAATTGCCATTGCTGGATAAGTTTCTTCACCCACTGTCATGATCAAAGGAACACGTCTTACTACACCGTCTATCTCAGGTGCTATGTTGATCACGCCCACACCATCGGCATTAAGTCCTAACAGTTCAATTGGTCCTAACATGCCTGGCCATTGGAACAACCATGGAATAGGATCTCCTATTTTAGCAACGCCACGTGGCACTGCATTCTTGTTTGTTTGTGTGGTGCCTACCTGTGCAATGATCACACCGTTCTGAACCAATGCTTGTGCCAATGCCATGTCTTGGCCGTCTCGGTCATCTTCTGCAAACAGTATGGGCAATATGATTATCCCTGCACCCTGCTCACGCAATTTCCAAATTAAGTCTGCCATCTTGTCACGCGACCATGGCCATTGACCATTCATTTCGATGGCGGCTTCATCTATCTCTACAACTATGATGTCTTCACTCGTAGTGACAGGATCTGTGCTCTGTAGATAATCAAATGATTTTAATCTAGCAGTTTCTACCAGTCCGTCGTCCTGTACTCGCAAAAAAACTAATAACGCCAAAGTCAAAAATGCCACAGTCCAATGAGTTAATATCTTACTCATGATGCCATTCCTTCTTTCCATCCTATTATAAACGCAATCGCAAATGCGATTAATACCATTATCGCAGGACTTAACAGTAGCAACCACCACCAGTATCTAATAAATCCATATCCTAGTTCTTTGCGTCTAGCACTATGTCTTTGGAACCAATGCACAATGCCTCTTACGCCTGCTTTCATATAATCTATGAAAAATTTATTAATGAGCCAACGCACTATTCTCATTACTATTAAAATAGGAGAAGATAACACATCAACCACCATTAGGAATATGTCCACACTTAAGTCTACAATGTTGTCTGATGTAAATGCCTTCTTCCAACGTTCTCGTATTCTTTTAAACATTATTCTCCTTGTGTGGTACTCAGTGTGCAACCATTGGCAGCTCCACAACTGCTGGTGACATTATAACTTTGACTTGTGGATCCTTGTTGCAAAAGATCAAAGTCAATTGAATATCCACCTAGATCTATTCTTGCGGCATGGTTGCCATTGTCTTTTTGCATGATATCTATGTCATGAGCTGATCCTGCTGTGGTAAGATCTAAATAATGATTACCTGTACCCTCTTGCGATATGTCTATTGTGTTGCTGTTGTTATTAATATCTAAAAACATCACTTTGTCATTGTCGTTCAACTGCTGTAAAACCAACGTGTTACTGGATGAATCCAAATCTAATGACATAAAATGATCACCATCAGTGCCTTGTGTGTCGCTGTCTTTCTGTTGTAACGTCAAATGATTTGAACTGCCGTCAATGTCTAACCATGTCCTGTGTCCGCCATCATCATTGGCGGCATCACCTTGCGACAATATCACAGTGTTGCTGTTGCCAGTGATATCTATGCCCAGTCCATTGTCAACACTGCTTCCGCTCGTTAAGACATTACCCTGATCAATTGTTAATGTGTTGCTGTTGCCAGTGATGTTTCCTGCACTGGTCCAATCAGTGCCTACCACAAAATTATTGTTGCCTGATTGTTGTATGTTTATTGTATTGTTGCTTCCGTCTGTGACAAGATTTACTTTGTTCTCACTGGATGTTGCATTGAAGGCACTGTTTTTTAAAGTGGTTTGTCCCGATGATATTGTAACACTGGTAACCGCTTCTGTGTACAAATCACTCATCAAATCGTAAAAGTCTGTGCCATCGAATGCAGATTCAAATTGGTTAAGATCAAAGGTCACATACACTTCACCAGTGTATCCACTCGGCAATTGATTTCCTGACCATTTCATCCATAAAATTTGTCCACTGGCATTTTTTGCTACCCATGTGCCATCACCTGTAAAATATGCACCATATGGATAATGACCAACACTGGTATAACTGCTTACTCCTGCATCAGTGTTGGTTTGCGTGACATTGTTTGAATTTGTTATTTGATTTGCAGAACAAGGACTACTGCAACCAGAAGTGTTCCCACTGATAGTCAATGAGCCACCAAATTTATTTTCTATCAATGCTTCTATGTTGTTGTTTCTGCTACTGAAATTTGCATTGTTTTCACCAGTTACAATCAATATACCACCTGCTTGTACAAAGTTTTGATATCTGGTCTTTCCATTTCCGCCTATGTTGTTGTTGTATTTTAAGTCTACTACAATGTCGTAACTGTTGATCAAGTTGTCAGCAATAGAACCATCTGTTGATAGAGTCACGGTATGACCATCTGCTTCTAACTGTGCTTTCATATTGGTGTGTGCATCACTGTAATTGGAATGATAAATTAACGCATTTCCTCCCCAAACTGTAGAAGGGATCAACATTAGTATTATTGTGAAAAGTCTAGTCCACATATGCCATTGCCTGTACAGTCTTGTCATGTAGATACGCCAATCTGTGTCTGTCTATACCAGGTGCAATTTCAACCATGAAGTCGTAATCCAATAAAACTGATGTGAGCAAAGGATTTTCATTTGCTAATTCTGTGCAATCACGTTCAGCAATACATTCATCTATTCTGTGTTCTATAGTTTTTAATGCATACAATAAATCATTTGCATGAGTATATGTTGTCATTAAAATTTCAAACATCAGTATAACAAAAGCAAAACTAATTAGACTGAAATAAACGGATTTCATTTTGTTGCCCTCCCAATTCATAATCGTAACTCTCAAAGTCACCTTGTACAAAACTAATTATGTAACCAAATTCCTTATCTAATCGCAGTTCAAAATAGTTGGTTGCACCTTCTCTAGCATACACCCACGATGGATCTTCGTCCAATATTATGATGCCAGTATCCGGGTCCTTACCTAAAGGAATGCCCGAGTGGTCCACAGTTGATCTACGTTCTAGTCCTGCATTGGCCATCTGTTTTGCTAATTCTTTATTGATCTGATCCAACACATCAACTAGGAAATTTTGTTCGAGAAAATCAATATCAAGTCCTGTTGCCCAGTTGTCTTCCTCTTCTTCCAAATAATCTATTTCTAAGTCATCAAATTGTAAAAAGTCCAAGTCAAGTGCAGTGGCAACTTTGTTATATTCTGCCGCCTTTTGTTGTTCTTGTATCTCGGTTGGCTTAGAAATAATCAACAAGTTTCCAATCAAGTCTTCACTTAGATCAAGTATCACCGGCTTCATAGGAGGAGTAGAAATGGTATCAACCACAGTGGCCTGAAATGCCTGATTCATTATTACATATCCTGCATCTGATTCAACTTCTATCTCTCCTACATAACACATACCTTGTGAATTACAAGAAGGAAGTAAAATAATTGTAGAGGACCCTATTTCGTCCACAGTCATTGTGAAGTCAGTTCCTCTGACTCCTATGGTTGCTGTTGGAGTTTTAATTACAACATTCTGCATTGAATTTTTTGCTATCTGTCCTGAAGCATATCTCACAGTGCCCAGTGATGCCTTGAGTGATAGTTTACCTGTTTTGGCATTAGGATCATACACAAATTCATCTATGATTAATTTTGAATGCTGTGTAACATCTACTCTGGTCTCATCGAGAAATTCAATTGCTGTTTTACCATTGCCTGTTTTCACAGTGTCATATGAAAACACATCAAGATCGATTTCTAACTGAGTAGACTCACCAGTCTGCTTTCTGTCTATGATGCCATTGCCCTCGAGCATTATGACATCTCCGATCACATCACCAAAGGCATGTTTGGCGTATGTACCTATGGCGACAGTGCCTATTACTAGTATTAGTAATCTAAGAAAAATGCGGGTCATTGTTAGTCTGTCTGACTAATATCGATGTCTGCGTTATCACCTGATGTAGTTAAAGTGATCATGTTGTCATACACGCCACTTTGTACAATATCAACGTCAGCAATTCCACCTGTGTGAGTGTGTATTAGTGTATGTCCATTTACATCACCATTACCATCGATGTCTACCAACCAGTTGTTAGTGTCACCATCTACAGTGATTCTTAAAATTGCACTGGTACCATCAATAGTTGCCGCTATTACGTTTGAATCATCCGAAGCCGCTGATGTGATAGTAACCTCTGTTCCTGTTGCCGCTGATGTTTGTCCAATGTCAATGTCTAAATCATTGCTCGAACCAACCATTGTGATTGAAGCAGTTACAGTTCCACAAGATGAGTTACCACTAGTTGAGTCACAATTTAGATCAACATCGTTGCTGTCACCAGTCAAACTAATGATACCTTCGTAGGTTGCACCGTTGACTTGATACTTGATCACGTTGCTGTTACCTATTTGATCAATGTCCATGTTGAATGCAGTACCTGTTGATGCTGATGCAGTGGTTGAGTTACCCACAGTGTTGTTTTGACCGTCTTGTGTGATGTCTAAATCAAGTGTGTCACCTGACTGTGTCACATAGATATCGTTAGCCAATGCTCCTGTGGTTAGTCCTAAAATCGCAAAAATGCTTATATAATGTCTTATCTTCATATGTATCACATGTCCTTATGTACTTTGTATTTAAACTTCCACATGCCTAAATTCTCGCCCTGTTTAATCATTTCGTACAATCCGTACTCTATAGCGGCTCTAATAGCATAATTTACAGGCTCATTAGTAGCAACTCCTGATTCTATTTCAAAAGCCTTAGTGCTCATATCTAAAAAGCGGAATACATCAGCACCTGCTTTATGGCTAGCAATAGTCTTTGTGGCTTCTTGTGTTAGTAATATTTCTCCAGTTTGCACAGCGACCAGCCTCATACTCACTGTGACTTGATCAACTCTGTATTCTTCGTGTGCTCCTATGCCAAAATACCTAGCACCTTGTCCGCCTGACTCGACATTTGAATCATATCCTATTATGCCTCCTTCAAGTATCAATCCGGCAAATAGCATAGGTTTGAGTGAATTCACATTGTCATCACCGTCATATAATTCTCTAGTTGATCTAATCAACTGTCTTTCCTTAACAAGATGATCTAACCCACCTCTTTCAACCACTTGGAACATGTTACCTTGTGCTGTTGCCTTGAGTGCTTGGATTACCCAAACATCAGTACCTTGTGAGACTGCTGTGGATAGTTGTGAAAATTTAGTGCTTGGTTTACGTTGGCCTGTGAGATCAGGAAATGAATAAACTGCTATTGTGATCTTTGGTTGTCCATCCAGTTTAGGAATCTGTTCTAACATCATTTTGGTTGGTGTACCTACCACATAAGGAATTTGTCCAGGAACTACACGATCTTGTGGCATAGTAGCACATGAGGCTACCAGTATCGATAAAACTATAACAAAGAATAAATTACGCATTAAAATACAAAGTCTCCGATCGGCACTGTTAAAGTAGACACAGTTCCATCTGTGTCAGTGACAGTCAAAGTGATAGTTGTGCCTGATGCATTTTTGGCCCAGGCAATAGTTGCTCCTTCTACAACTGCTGTTCCCGAGTCAGGACAGTTTGTTGTTTCTGAATCACAATTAGTACCAAACATGTTGTCTACCAACTGCTTGGACAAGTTTGCATAAATTCTAGATTCAACATTGGCAACAAACTTGTTGATTGTTTTATTTTTCTCTTCACGTTCAGCGGCAGATAACGCCGACTTGGCATCTGCCTTGATGTCATTTGCTCTTGAATATTGTAATTGTTCTATGGACAATACATGTGATGAATACCCAGATCCTGAAAAGGAAGGATTACCAAATTCAAAGTGCATAGAATCTGCCCATGCTGTAGACACGAATAGGGCGATCAACAATGTATATTTGATGATTTTCATAACTGTATTTACCGCAAAATTACCACAATAAGTATGTGTATATGGACTTTTTACAATTAGTAGGAGATGTTGGATTCCCCATAGCAGGTGCAATAGCATCAGGCTTTTTCATATTCCTTACACTCAAATACATACTGGCCTCTGTGACTGGACAAGTGATGGGTCTAAAAAATATCATCACTGCTCTAGACAATAGGGTGCAGACCATGAACAACGACCTTGTCAAAATAGACACATTATTAAGTTATGTGACTGGCGTAAAACCAAATGTTGATCGACTTGCGGCCAATGAAGGGAAAGAAGATGCCCGCCGTGATTAGTAAAGATTTAAAACACGACATCAAGGTGTTAGAAGATTGTGAACATTTAATGTCTACAGGGCGAGTGCATGATGCAAGAGAAAAAATGAATACTCTGCTTACTCTAAAAAAAATGAGTGTGTTGCGTCCTAAAAAGAAAAAGAAAATTACAAAATGAAAACTGCATGGATTTGTGTAAGATCACCTAGTCTACTTTTGCATTTTCATAATCACACAAAATTTGTGCTGACCAACGATTTAACCCCAAAAGAAATAATCGATTACTGTCATAACAATCACAAGATAATTGATTATTTTATAATGGATCCATTAAGGTCTCCAGTTCGACAAGTGCATCTAAGTTATTTGTTCAACAAGTTACAAGTATTACCAACAGACGATGTTGAGAAGAACATTAAATATCTAGAACTAGTAGGAGTAACCAATGGGTAGTGAATTAGCAGACGCAATTAATCAATACGGCTTTCCGATCATAGCCGCTATGGGTCTTGGTTACTTTGTTTACTATGTGTGGAAATGGGTTACCACAGAAATTAAACCAGTATTGGGTGATGCCAGTACCACACTGATTGCTCTTATCGACCGAATTCGTATGCTGGATAATGATATGATCCGATTGAATACCAAACTACAAATGATACTTGATCAAAAAGAAAAAGAAAATTCCAAAAAGAAGTAGACAGATTTAATTTTTACTGTACAATATAGTCATGCATCTAATGATTGACTTGGAAACACTAGCAACTACGCCAGAGGCGGCTGTGCTTACTATTGGGGCCTGCAAGTTTGATCCACACGGTGATACTATTGCCGATACATTTTATGAACGCATTGATTTAGATTCACAGGACAGAGATATAAATCCCAGCACTATCGAATGGTGGAGCAAACAGGACAAAGCAATTCAAGAAGATGCATTTGGTGAAGAAGGTAGGATACAGATGGCTGATGCTATGAAGAAACTGTACACATTTGGTTTTGGCACCACAGCGGTATGGAGTCATGGTGCTATCTTTGACATTGTTATAATAGAAAATATATGTAGAAAGTTACAACAGGCTGTAACTTGGAAGTTCTGGGAAGTGCGTGATACCAGAACATTGTTTGATGTTGCTGACCTTACTGTAAATATTGAAGGTAAGCACAATGCTCTTGCTGATGCAGTGGCTCAGGCTGATGTTGTGCAAAAAGCATACAAAAAACTATTATGACATTTGACTTTCCTGTAGAAAAAATAGAACTAAAAATAAAAACAAGTGGTCCGTGTAAAGTTGTGTGCAAGTTCAATGACGAAGTGTACGATGTGAGTGCTCCGATTAAAATTGTAGGTAATAAAATTCGCACTCATAATATCATGCAGATCGACTTTGCAAAAAATCCAATTGATGATTCATTTGCAGTAATAGAATATTTTAGAATTAATGACGGTGATTATTTTGATTGGATTAAGACTCATGATCATGTGATAGACAAAGATGCACATCCTAATACAGAAGTTGACACTGTTGCAAATAATTGCTATTTTGGTTATCAAGGTTCAACTGTAATCACAATAAACGATTGCCAAGACAAACTTAAGATTGCGGCATGGACTATTGCAAAGAATAATTTTGAATATGTTAAATGGCCGTTGGCTGGTGAAACATTTAGAGATAAAAACTTTGATAATATCTATTGTGATGCAAGATTTATGTTTGTAGGAGTTGGTAATTGCAAATTAGACAAAATTAAAGATGCATATCAAAATTACACATTACAACAATTAATGTATCCAATCAATTTGTCAGACAGCAGAAAACATTTAGAAGACTGGATCAACAGTAGTAAAAGAATAAGTGTACATAATTTTGATCTGTTCAAACACTTTACACTGTCTACAGGAGTCATTGAGTCTTTACAATCTTTCATAAACAGAGCAGACCGTCTGTTTCTGTGTAAGAAAAATTATGAAGGCAACGGCGAAATACTGGAAGGTATGGATACCAAAGTATATGATTTGTTGAGTGATGAA